TCAGCAACTGTCACCGTAAATAAGGCAGCTCATGGTCTAGAGCCTGGAGACATATTTTTATTTTCATCTGTAACACCTCCTACAGGAGCTGGATATACAGCAGCAAATTTCACAACAAACCCTTTTCAAGTTGTTACTGTTCCTAGTAGTGATGAATTTACTATTACGATGGCAAGTGCAGCTGGGACCACGGTCAACGGCTCTGGATCTGCAACAGTCACTCCTTATATAAAACCAGGTGCTTTAGGTTCTACATTTGGATTTGGTTGGGGTACAGGACTTTGGGGTGGTGGCCAACAAGTATTTAGCACATTGAATGGAGCTTTATTGGATGACACAGCAGGAACAGGAGGATCAGGCACTTCAATTACACTTGCATCTACAACAGGATTCCCATCAACAGGGACAATAAAAGTTGGAGCAGAATTTATTTCATACACAGGTATTTCATCTAATGATCTTACTGGAATTACAAGAGCTGCGGCGGGCACAAGATCTGCTCATTCAAGCGGAGCTGGAGTTGAAGTTTTTACGGGGTGGGGTATAGAATCACTTTCTCAAACATTAACAACAGATCCAGCATCATGGTCATTAGATAATTTCGGAGAGCAATTAATTGCAACAATAAAAAATGGTAAATCTTTTTCGTGGAATCCTATTAATTCAAACTCTAACGCTTTGAATACTAGAGCAACTTTAATAAGTAATGCGCCAACAGCATCAGTTATGTCATTAGTATCTGACAGAGATAGACACTTAATTATGCTTGGAACAGAAACTACAATTGGAGACCAAGCAACTCAAGACAAAATGTTTATACGATTTTCAGATCAAGAGGATATTACGGATTACACTCCAACATCAGTTAACACTGCGGGAACTTTTAGATTAGACTCTGGGACAAAAATTGTGGGAGCAATAAAAGGAAAGGATTATACTTTTATTTTAACGGACAATGCAGCTTATGTTATGCAGTTTGTTGGACCACCATTTACTTTTTCTGTTAGGCAAGTAGGGTCTAATTGTGGTTGTATTGGACAACATGCGATGAAATACGTTAATGGTATTGTTTATTGGATGGGAGAATCTGGTGGTTTTTTTGTCTATGATGGCACCGTAAAATCTTTACCATGTGCTGTGGAAGATTTTGTTTTCACAACAAAAAATGGAAATAATTTAGGAGTAAATTTTTCTGCTGGTGAATCTGTTTATGTAGGATTAAATCATTTGTATGAAGAAATATGTTGGTATTATCCACAAGCAACATCTGATTTTAATGATAGATATGTTTGTTATAATTATCAAGACGGAACTTGGGTAACTGGTTCTTTATCTAGAACAACTTGGGTAGATGCTAATTTATTTAGCAACCCATATGCTACAGAATTTACTTCTACAGGGGTTGGTACTTTTCCGACTGTTCAAGGTGTCACAAATATTAATGGATCAACTAAATATTTTGAACATGAAAAAGGAGTTAATGAAGTAAGTTCAAGTGGTGCTAAGACAGCTATTCCAGCTTTTATAGAATCTGGAGATTTTAGTTTAAATCCTGACAATACTAGTGCTGAGTTTTTCATGAGTATGAGAAGATTTGTTCCTGATTTTAAAACTATACAAGGTGATGCTCAAGTAACAATTTTATTAAGAAATTTTCCAACGGACACAGAAAGTTCCTCTCCACTAGGACCATTTACAGTAACATCATCTACACAAAAAGTTGACACGAGAGCTAGGGCTAGATTTGCTAGTTTAAAAATTGCTAATGTTTCTACTGATCAAAATTGGAGATTTGGAACTTTTAGAGCAGATGTACAACTAGATGGTAAAAGATAATGGCCAGAGTTGATATTGTAATACCTGAACCTACACCTATTTATACTGAGGAGAACTTAAAAATGAACAAGATGCTTTTAATTATTTTTTATCATGACAATTAGATATAAAAATCAAGGATTCAAACAATCTAGCACAGCGAAGACCACTGTATTTACATGTCCTAGTGATGCAACAGTAATAGTTAAAAGTGTTTATTGTGCTAACAACGATGCCTCTTCAGCAGTTTTAGTTAACATGAATCTTGTGGACTCATCTGACTCAAGCACAGAATACGAATTCTTTAGAAATGATTTAGCTGCAAAATCTCAAGTTAATGCTACACCTCAAGGTTTAAATTTAGAAGCAGGTGATTCTATAACAGTACAAGCAGCTTCAGGGAGCAATACGATACAAGGTGCAATAAGTTATGCACAAATAGACAGATCCCAAGAGAATGGCTAAGATACCCATATTTCAAGATTCAATACTTTATAGATCTGTAATTGATAAAGATTTAGATCAAACAATTATAAATGTTTTGCAAGATGAAATGGAAAATAAAAAAGGAAATATCTTATCTAATAAGGGAGGGTATCAAACTCAACATATTAAAAACGATAAAATTTGTAATACCTTATTAATTAAATCTTCAGAACTTATTACAGAAAGCTACAATTTATCTAATGTAAAGATTTCAATATTAAATTTATGGATTAATCAAAATAATAAAGGTAATTATAATAAACCTCATACACATCCTGGCTCAATTTTTTCTGGTGTTTATTATGTTCAGATATCTGAAAAAGATGGTGATTTAATTTTTTATAGGGGAGACAGATCAAACCAAATGCCAAACATTATTAATTTTGAAAGAGATATTGATTTTAAAGAGGAGTATCATATACAACCTTTAAAGAATCAATTAATGATTTTTCCTTCATACTTGTTACATATGGTAACTCCACATTTTGAAGATATATCTAGAATTTCTGTTTCATTTAATATAAATATTGAACCACATGGCTAGACAAAAATTTATACATTTTGTACCAAGACCAAAACCTAGAAAAAGACCAGGTAGACATAAAAAAAGACTTAACAAAAATGAAAAAAGAGATTATAAAAAATATGCGAAACAAGGGAGAAAACAATGACCGAACCAATAAAAATACCTGCAGTAGCAAAAGAAATAATCAAGCACAAAAGAACAGGGAAAGTTTATGATACTAAAGCTGATTTTGATGCTGATGTTGCTGATCCCAATACTGATACTACTGTGGATGATTTTAGACAAGACTTAGAAATTAAAGTTACAAGAGCTGGTAACATAGGTGCTAAAACAAAAAATTAATAGTGAAACAAGTATTATTTGAAGTACCTATTTGGAAACAAAATATTGATGTATCTAAAATAAAATTAACTAGTTCTAACTTTAAAAAATCTTTTAATTCAGAAATTTTAACGAGTCATGATGGACAGAATGATTTATCTGAAGAGAGTGTTGAATATCTTTCACATATTTTTGCAAAACTTTTGGCTAATGATTTAAAATTAAAAAAGATTACTATTACACACATTTGGAGAAACATATATAAAAATAGCTTTCAAGAAAGACATAATCATGCAGGCTCTCATTTTAGTTTTGTTATTTATGAAAGACTTCATGAACCACAGACTATTTTTTTTCACCCAGCAATAGATTTAATGTTAACAACAAAAAATAATCGTATTTTTAAAACAGATGAAAAATTAAATGTTGTACAAAATGATTTAATAATTTTTCCTGGATATTTAGATCATATGGTTCGTTTAACTAAAGATGGTTTGACTATATCAGGGAACTTTGATATTGAGATACATGATGAAACCTAGAGGCGCAACTGAGATACAACATGAGTTGTTGGAAAAATATGTATCTAAAGACTTATTAGATAAATTTCAAATATGTACATCAATTCCTGGAAAGGTTCCTTTAGATCCAAATAAAATTAATATTCTTTGGCAGAAAAATTCTTGGGATCAACCTAATCTACAAAATTTTTTTAGAAATAAAGACAGACACCATGAATATGATTGGTATGTTTTTAACTCTCATTGGACTTTTGAAAAATTTAGATATTTTTTTCAAATACCTGAAGATAAGTCTATTGTAATTAAAAATGGTGCTAGTCATTTTCCCAAAAGAAAAATATATAAAAAAGGAGACCCAATTAGAATTATGCATCATTGCACCCCTTGGAGAGGATTAAATGTTTTGTTATTAGCAATGCAACTAATTAAAAATCCTAATATAACTTTAGATGTATATAGTTCGAATGAAGTATATGGAAGTGAATTTGCAGCAAAAGCTAATAAAGATACAGAGGCTTTGTTTAATCAAGCAAAAAAACTTAAGAATGTAAACTACATTGGTTATAAACCTCATGAATATATTTTAGAAAATATTTCAAATTACGACCTTTTTGTTTACCCTTCTATTTTTGAAGAAACATTCTGTGCATCTGCTTTAGAAGCCTTGTCAGCTGGACTTCATGTTATAACTACAAATTTTGGAGCTTTACCAGAAACTTGTGCAGAATGGCCTGTGTATGTTAATTATAGTAAAGACCTTCAATTGTTAGGACACACTTTTGCTAGTGCAATAGACACTTGTGCTGAATATCTTCACACAGACACCATACAAAATCATTTAGAAGAACAGCAAAAATACTTTAAAAAATTTTATAGTTGGGATAAAAAGGGCAAAGAGTGGGAAAATTTTTTGAAAGGGGCTATAAATGTCAAGCAATAAATATATAAACGAAGATACATATCAAACTTTACAAGAGGTAAGTATAGAAACTCAGTCAGATTATGAGAAAGCCACAGAACCTTTGTGGGTAGAAGAACCTGAAGATTATAAAAATTTTCAATTATTTGTTGCAACACCAGTTCATAGCGAAGTATCTATACATTACACTCAAGCTTTAATTGAATTTCAACAAATGTGTTTTAAGAAAAAATTAAAGGTATCTTTTCATTTAATTAAATCATCTTTAGTTACACAAGGAAGAAACTTGTCAGTAGCTGGATTTTTAGAGTCTAAAGCTACACACTTGCTATTCATAGATTCTGATATTTACTTTCAAGGTAAATCAATATTTTCTATGTTAAAAGCAGATAAACATATTATATCTGTACCCTATCCTTTGAAAACTTTAATGTGGGACAAAGCATTTCAAAAAATGCGAGAGGGTAGAATAAAATCAGCTGATGATATAAGACGAGCTTTACATACTTATCCTATGAAAGTACCTGATGTAAATAATATTAATTTAGATAAGGGAGTTATGGAAGTAACTGATTCACCAACTGGATGTATGCTTATTAAAAGAGAAGTAATAGAAAAGATGATTGAGAAATATCCAGATAAAGAGATAGTTCAAAAAACTGTTATTAATGGTAAATATGTAAACAAACCAAATATGTGGAATTTCTTTGATACATTACATGATCCCAAAGAAAAGACATATAATGGAGAAGACTTTGCTTTCTGTAAATTATGGAGAGACATAGGTGGTAAATGTTATGCTTATGTTAATGATGCAATAGTAC